CTCTGCCGCGCGCGCCGTCCGGTTAATCGGAATGATAGCTTCTGCGTCTCCGGCCTCTGCTACCTCAGTCAAAATCGGCTTGTCGTAGATACCTCCCAGCGCGTTCTTCTTGAAGAGGTTTCGGAATAACTTTGAGGCGTTCAGCTGCGGAGGTGTTTGTGACTTGTTTCCAACTTCCCTTCCGCCGCCGCGTTTTCTTAGCCGCGTGGGTTCTTCTCCAATTCCTCCAAAGCTAACACCACCGCCTCCGTGACTACTGAATTGCGTTGTCGAAATGTTCGGTAGCGCTCCCATCGTCACATGGCTCGTATCAATCCTTATGTCCGGTGTAATAACAAATGGGGAAATCGTTGCTGCAGCCTGAAAAGCATTTTTCATGTTATTTGCTGCCGGAATGGCGCTCTTCATAAAGAACGCACTATTCAGTTTTGAATTCATCCCAGCGTTCATATTTGTTCCCAAACTATCTGCAATCGTTTCTCCGTACTCTTTGCGTTCCTGTATCCCTTCAGCAACGCTTTTTTTTATCACCTGTGGCACGTTCTTCACACTGTTAATGATTGAAACCTGCTTCTCCGACCCTTCAAACAGTGTGCCGATTTTTCTGTATACGGCATCTTTATCACCAATTAGCGCGTCCAGGTTATTCGCAAGGCTAATTGCCTTTGCTGTCTCCGGATCAACCTTTAATCCGCGCTTTAGTGCCTCATCCCGTGCCGCTCTCAGTTCTGCAATCTGCGGTTCAATTGACTTGCGTAATGCCTGTAGGTTCTTCACCTCAGCATTGCTCAGCGTCTCACCCACCGTGTATTGCGCTATCGCCAATCTCTCCTGCAGATGAGTTGCATAGTACGCTTTCGGCTTGCCACTTGCCTTTGCCCTCTCCCACGCTTCGTTTTCAGCCTTTACAATCGCCTCAGATAGCCGGTCGGACGCCGCCTGATACTTACCGCTATCCGCCCGCATAATGGCTTCGATGCTTGAAGTCACACTTGCCGACGAAACGCGGTTCCGCTCCCCGATGTATTTATTCCGCGTCTGCTCTACCGTGGCATTGTAATCATCAGCGCTGATATATCCCGGAGTCCCTTCCGCAATCTTTCCGCTCGCCGAATCAGCTCTCTGTTTTTCCAGCTTGCCTTGTGTGTATTCGTATGTCGTTTCCAGATTGTTCAGCGTTTCCTTCGTTGTGCTGTTCAAATCAGAGTACAGATTCTTTAGGCTGTCCGGCGTCAACTGCTGCCCGCCCTTTGCCAGCACATCATCAACCAGGCGCCGTTGCTTTGCTTCGGTCACATAGCGCGTGATTCCATCTGTAATGTTCTGGTACTCCTGAATCTTGGCCTCAATGATTTCTGCCTCATGGCTATCGATTGCGCCGTCCTTGATAGCGTCCGAATACAGCTTCCCGAGCTCTTCGCCCTTCGCGCTGATTTCCTTCCCGATCTGCTCGTTGTAGCTTGCAAAATTCTGAATCAGCCCTTTCCCCTCTTCGTCGTTTCCGAAAAGGGCCCGCACGCTGATCGCATCTGTATAGCTTGCCTCGCTTGCAATCTTCAGACCGTTCTCAATCATGGACTTGATGTTGTCTCCCAGTGCTTCCGAATCTTCACTGGTAAATGTGATTCCGTTCCTCACCTTGAAGAGCAACTCCTTGCTCTTCTCCGCCACATCACTGATTGCCTTCCCGCTGTCCTTCAGCTCGCCAAGCCGCTCAACAGAGCCCACCAGCTTGTCAATCGTCCCTTCTCCGATAATCTTCCGGGACACTTCATGTAGCTCTTTCTCAGACAACGCAATACTTCCGAACGTCTTGTCTAAGGCTGCCTTCTTTGCAGCTTCCGACGCGATTTTATATTTCGTCGCGACCGCAACCAGAACTGTAGCCGCTGTTCCCGCCAGCATAATCGGGCTTGCAATCGGATTGTTGAATAGCTTTGTGAACGCAATAATTTCCTTGCTCAGCTTCCGCGCGCTCACTGCGGCGTGCAACGTTGTAATTCCACCGGCAATACCGGCCAGCACTGCGACCGTAGAATCTCCGTTCGCTACAAGCCATTTCCCGAGCGAAAACATCGGTGCTGTAAATTCCTTCAATCCTTTTCCGGCTTCCTCTGCATTCCGCTTTATCGTCGGATACCACACGCCAATCTTGTCGGACACATTGTCCGAGAACTTGTATACCTCTTTCGTCGCCAGCTGCGTTGCGTCTCTCAGCGGGTTTGCGAATCCGTCATATGCGCGAATTCCGGCATCCTGCATTGCGCTTTCAAGGATCTTCAAATCACCCCAAAGGTTATCCATCCTAACCTTCGACATTTTGTTCAGCGCGCCTCCGGCGTTGTCCAAGTCCTCGCGGAGTGCATCCCACTCCGTTCTTCCGTCCGCCAGCGTAGTGTTTAAGCTATGTAGCATATCACTTAGTGCAACAACATATCGACTTCCGCCGAGTGCCGAAAGCGTCGCATTCCGCTCTTCATCGTTCATGTTCCGGGTCGCTTCGTTGACAAGCTCAATCGTTTTTCTCAATCCAATGAAATTGCCCTGCTGGTCGAACGCCGAGATTCCAAGCTTGTCCATCATCTTTCCGGCCTCGCCCGTTCCTGTCGTCAGGTTCCTCAGCACATTTCTCAATGCAGTTCCTGCATTTTCCGCCTTCAGGCCGCGATTTGCCAGCACGCCGAACGCCGTTGCCGATTCTTCAATCGGGACATGTAAATCATGTAACTGCGCACCGGTTCTGATATATCCTTCCAGCAACTCCTCCGCCGTCTGGTTCGAACGGTTGTTTGCTTTTGCCGCGACATCCAGAAAGCGCGCCAGGTCTCCCGCTTCCGTCCCCGTTGCCGCCATAGCGTCAGTCACAAGGTCACTCGTTCTTGCAAGGTCAAGGTTTGTGGCCTCGGAAAGCTTCAGGACGCTCGGCAGTGCCTTAATCGATGTATTCACATCCCATCCGGCAAGCGCCATGTACTTCAAAGCGTCCGCCGACTCTGTCGCCGTCTTTGTAGTCTTACGCCCCCAAAGAAGAGCTGCTTCCCTTGCTTTTTCGTATTGCGCATTGCTTGCGTCGGCGGTTGCGGACCATTCGTCCATGTGCTTCTCAAATTCCGACCCAATGTCATACGCTTTCTTAAGCGCAACCCCCGTTGCCACTCCCGCTGCCGCTCCCACCTTTGCGACAGCCGACGCAATGCCCGTTGCCTTCTTCCAGATACCGGCTTCTGTCTTGTAGAAATCGCTCTCGAATTTCTGCATTTGCCGTTTGGTATATTGCACCGATGTTTTGAGCGACGGATCCACATGTCCCAAAATTTTAATCAGAAAATCATACTGCGTATTTTTCCCCGCCATTACTTCCCCTCAGTCATCTCCCGCACGGTCTCTGCCCACTCCAGTAAAGCCGTAATCTTCATCCGATAGAAAAATTCGATTCCCGTCCTAAGCCTCAGCGACATCCAGACAATGATCTTCCTAAGTTCTGCCGCTGATTCTCGGCTCAGGCCATAAAGTAGAAAAAAGCCGTCACCGTCTCTCTCAGCCGAATCGAATCTTTTGCATTCATCTTATCAAGCCAGTTGTAGGGCTTCCGGTTCAGTCGGCACGCCAGCAGCATTGCATACTTCCGCGTGATTTCCGGATGCAGTCCGTTTGCGCTGCTATCTCCCTGCCGCTTGGCTTCCTCATCCACCTCGCACATATCCTCTGCTCTCGCCGTTGCCAGTCCGGATAAATCAATGCTTTCGTATGTTTCCCCCTCAAAATCAAACGGCACTTCCAGCGGCATAATCGCCGGTACCTTGTCCTTCTCTGCGCCCGCCGCTTCCTGCGTTACCTTTGTTTCCGCCGTCGCGCTTGCTCCGCCATTTTCTCCACCAACCGCTTTATTCTGTCTTCCCATTGCTTGCACCTCTCCTATTCCCTTTTAGAAAAAGCCGATGCCGCTCATGCAGCACCGGCCGTCTTGATTCTCTCAGCAGCTCTCGCGAATCTCTCGCATAATATCTTCGCCGTCCACAATGCAAATCTGATTCAGCTTGTCAATCTCAATCAGCGTGTCATCACCGGCGACCAGCGACACATAGGTTGCCGACACCGTGATCGTTGTGCCCATCGGGTTGCCCAGCTGGAGATTTCCCGGATTCATGCCTTTGACAGCACCCTCAACCGTGTACCGCATCTGCACATAGTCTCTCGCGCCTGTCTCTCTGTCATAAATCTGCATTGCGCCTCTCAGCGTGATCCGGCATTTCTTCTTGATATTCAGCATCTGCGCAATCTGCGGGGTAAGCGCCTGCATCGGGATTTCCTGCGTGATATCCTGGAAAAGCCCTCCCACCGGCACACTGTAAGTTCCGCCGACTCCCGCGCCGCTGATTTCTGCCGTCATAAGCTCCAGGCTTGCCAGTGTCACCTGTCCGGAAAGTCCAATCAGCTTTTCGCCGTTTTCTCCAACATACGCATTGAAGTTATTAATGACTTCCGGAATCATCGATCTCGTGATTCTGTTTCTCATTACTTCTCACCTCCAGACAATGCGTCCGTAATCAGCTGCGGATTGAAGCTGATCCGGTTCACGATATGCTTTGCGACCGGGAAAAACGCGAGCTGTGTGTCAAACACGACATCGCCGTTCATGACTGCCTCCGTCGTGTTTGCCTTCTCGTCGTAGCCAATCTTGCATCCGGCCGGAATGTAGCCGCCCGACGCCAGCGAATTCAAATACTGATTCTCCGAGTCCACAAACGCCTCAACCGTTCTCCGAGATGCCGGATCATCCACCCTGTCCTTATACGCCAGCACAAAGCGATTACGGTACCAGTTCATCATGCGCCGGTTCGAGATATAGCGGTCCTTTGCACTGGTCACTTCCGGAAAGCCCGCGTTCTCATTGCCCCACGACTTCCATCCCTGGTCATTGACTGCCGTCACCACGCCGCACGAATTCACGAACGCTGCCTGCGTGTTGTCCAGATAGATTTCCTTGCCGTCTGCCAGACAGGTAGACGACACGCCAATCGGCTTATTCGACGGGGACTTGTACGGGACATCGCCGTTTTCCGCATCCAGCAGCGCCGCATGTGCCGCCCACACGACAGAATAGTCGTACACGCTGTTCTTGTACTTGACGCACGGCCAGACAATGACAGCGTTCTTGTCCGATACGCCAAGCTGTTCCTTCGCTTTCTTGACGTCCGTATACTTCTTGCAAGTCTCAGTATCCAGGTCAATCACCGCAATCGCATTGAAAAGGCCGTTCACATCCTCCGTCTTTGCCGCCATAACTGCTGCGACCTTCTTTTTCTGCGACCACTTCGGGCAAACCAGCATACCGAAAACATATCCGGTCTTCGGATAAATCTGCCGCACGACTTCCAGGCCGCTCTCCGTGCCGCTCTCCGCATGGAAACCGCCAATAATGTCATCCTCCGTGACTGCCGCCGGATTCAGCATATCCGCCGTCACACTGACAGTCGTCTGTGCCGTCAGGAAGGAAATCGACAAATAGCCTTCCTCCGTGAAATCCAGCACATAATCCGTATCCAGCGTCAGCGCGCCGCTCGCGCCGCTTACCACAACACTCGATTTCAGAATGCCGGTCTTTTTCACCACAAAGACTCCATCCTGTGCCGTGCCGCTTTCCGCAGGCATCGTCGTCTTATGCTTTGCCGGATCCAGCACATTAATAAAAATCAGCGGCGAAACACCGAATTTTCGGAAACTCGCGTCCATCGCCTCGCAAAGCGTATAGTTCTTGTAGTCCTCCAAGAATCCAAGCTTTCGCTCTGCCTCATCAAACGTCTCACAGACAATCGGTGTGTTCACCGTGGCGGCAGGATCGTCCGTCATATTGACCGGCGCCGTGCCTACAATCACCTGCAGCCCGGCAACCGCGGTCTGCGGCGTCGCGATTGTAAGGTCCCGCTCCCTGGTCTCAATCTTGTGCAAATACTTCATTCTCTCACTCCTCCCTGTCTCTCAGTGCCTTGTACGCCAACTGAATTGCAGTCCCTTCCCGATGCAGCATCTTCCGCGCATCCGATAACTGCGAAATCGGCACAAACAGCAAACTCGCACGCGGCGTCATGCTCTGCACCTTCAAAGCTCTGTCATCCAGCTTACCGTCAGCGAAAACCGTGTTCTGCGCAATCCCGCCTTTTGAAGGCCCCATATAAATCAATGCCTCCTGTGCGCTTGCGGTCTCTTCCGCCTTGCTCGCCTTGTCCTCAGCGCTCTTTTCGTTTCCTGCCAGCTCTCCCGCCGTTTCGGCAGTGCTTACCGCTGCACTCTCTCCATCTGCCTTCTGGTCTTTCGGATTGTCATTTGCCGCATTCACAGCATCTTTCCCAGTCCTTGCCGCCGTTGCCTTGTCCTCCTCTTCGCTCATTTACTCCCACTCTCCTTCCAGTTCTCTCTCCGGTGCTTTGATAAAAAAGCCCGTTGTGGTAACGCCGAAATAATACGGATGTGTGTTCTCCTCTGCTACCTCAGAGCGAAACTCATTGTCATTCCGAAACGCATGTGCAAGCAACGGTTCCTTCATGAATCGTTCTGTGACTCTCTGGAATAAATTCAGCAATCCTTCGTGTCCTTTGCATCCGGTTCCGCTGTCGTATACCCCAAAAATAATCGCGACCTTTACCAGCTGCTCTGCGTTTGGCCCCTCCGTCTTGATGCTGTCAATTTTGATGTTGCACCACGGCGCCGCACACAATACGTCTTCTGTCTGTAAGCTCTGGTATTCAATCGATTCACTTGCCGCCTCATCTTCCAAGGCTCCCACGTCAAATGCGGCAATCGGCAAGTTCTGCAGATAAAATCGCATCGGCGACAAGATTTCTCTTCCGGCTTTCCCGCTTGCCGCATCCTCAAAGAGCATCCCTGTCGTCAATTTCTCGATCTCTTTTGCCAACGCCTGCTGACAATGAAAAATCGTGTTTCCCGCTCCCGTTGCTTCTCTCATCTTACTGATTCCCGCCTTTGCTTTCCCTTATTTCTCTGCCCGCTCATCAGGCTTTCCCCAGTCTTTGTAGCGCCTGCATAAGGCTTTTTGCACACTGCTCCGTGTAGAACTTCTCAATGTTTTCCTTTTCCGCTCCAAAGACTCTTTTGCTTTTGGTCATCATCATGTCGGACGAACCCAAAATCTGGTTGATTGGGAATCTTGCTTTTTCCGCTCTCTCAGCCAGCGCAATGTGTCCGCTCTTGAACTGCACAACGAAGACATCATGAAACAGCTTCCCCTTGTTTCCTCGAATCTGTCCGGCGTGTACATAGTACCGTTTCTGTTTCCCTACCTTCACGCCAATCGTTCTTCCGTCCGGTCTCTTTTGGCTCTTGAAGTCCAGGCGCCTGAACTGCTTCACAGTGTCTTCCAGAAACTTCGTCGGCGTGTTTCTCGGCGAGAATTTGAACTTTGTAATGGCGTGCTGTTCCGACCGGAATCTCACTGCACCTTCAAGGTTCAAATAGCTCGTCTGTGATTTCAGAATTTGTGATCTTCCTCTAATCCCGTCCGACGCCTCTCCAGCATATGACACTTGTGCTCTATGCGAGATATCTCGCTGTACTTTCCGCAATGTCGCGTTGATTGCTCGTGCAAATACTTTCTCTTGGCTAATGCTTCCTACTCTATCAAGCGCTTCTGTAACTCTTGCACGCGCGGCCGGATCTACGAATATTCTTACTGTGTTTTTCATTACGACCTGAACCTCTGAATCGTGATTGAATACATTCCGCCCTCATCTCTGCTGTCCGTCACAATGAATTTCTCGCCATCGAAATCCAGCTGCCTTCCGTGTGCCGGTTGCTGCCCAAAGTCCTTGCGTGCCACATACAGAATCATGTTATCCTCGAATATTCCATCAATTCTGCTGTGCTCAAATTGCTTCTTGCCGCGTGCTTCAACCTCGTTTGCGTCAACCGTGCACAGCATCCTTTTCCCGTTCAGCGTGTGATACTCGCCAAACTCATCATCATTCAAGAAAACATCTTTGATATCCTGGAATGCCAGTCTCTTAAAGTTCGGTCTTCTGTCTTCCGAGCTCATTTTTTCTCTTGCTGTCTTCCCTTCTTCGGAACTCCCACAAGTAGCTCTCCGGCGTTTCCTTGCGTGCTACTCGCCGCCTCGATTCCGGCAGGAAGTGCCTCCGCCGTCGCTTTGACACTTTCGCTTTCCTGCATCTGCATTTCTGC